CCTTTCCTTGAAAAACTCCTTCCATTTAATCAACTCTGAGTTTGTGCAGTGCATCCCCAAATGGCTGACAACATTCCTGTCACCTCTTTCATCGATCCAGTTCCTGCCTGATGTATAGTTCAAGACCTCAAACTCTTTGCCAGATATTAAATCATAATTAAAAGACAAGTCTGCTTCATTTGTTCCCTCGTTTGAAAAAACATTGCCAGTGGCAACAACATGATCTTCAGTCCACTCAACTGCACCCATCTCAGAAAGAAGTTTCTTTGCAGCAATAGGGTTCTCTGGGCAGATAGCTATTTGTTCGATTGTGAATTTCATTTTACGCTCCATATGGTAATATGCACCCAGTCAAATATTTGTGGTGCTCTTTTGATTGAAGTAGGAAAGCAATAAACTCAGCCAACCTTTCTGGTGGAGTTTCTTCCCCTGCTAACAGCCCATTGAGTTGATACTCTTGAGCATATTCTTTTGTCCAGCCACGAGTCTTAACAACTTGTTCATCTATCGAATCACTCATGCCAGTGCCAGACAGTTTGTTAGGTGCTATACCGAAAACTGTTATGCCATGCTTTTTTGTAAGCTCACGAGCCAATTGCAAAGTCATTATATGCGCAGCACCTTTTGATGCATTGTAAGCCAACGAGCAAGTCATAGGCATGTGTGCAGCATTGCTGACAATATTGACAACAGTTCCTTTTGATTTTAT